TGCTTGGGCTGTCCAACGGAGAGGCGCATTACTTCATGTCGAAAGACGTTGCAAAGTATTGGACATTTGCCCGGTACTATTACATAGACGGAGCGCTTTATTATAGCGGAGCCGCAACAGGAACGGAGGGTTAATTATGTGTGAGGTATGCAAATGGATAAAAGAGTTTGAGGCCACGAAAAAGCCCGCAAAAATCACCATACCGTTGACGTATTCCATCGGCTACGAATCGCCCAGTTTCAAGCTGCGGTACTGTCCCAAATGCGGAAGACGGTTAGAAAAGAACGGAGGGAAAGACAATGACAATTGAGGAAAGGAAAAAACGATTCTTTAACTTTGAGGGCTGCCTTGGCTCGGTTTGTACCGAGTGCAGTTATAGCGGCTCCGGGCCGTGTAAAGACGCAATTTATGAGGACGCTAAAGCGATAATGAAAGCGATGGCCGGAGAACAAGCTATAAAGGAAATCATAAAGCCGCATAAATACGAAACACCGTTGACCGGGAAAGATCGGAAGATGATTAAGGAACTTATCCAAATTAAAACCAAAGTGCCGGACTTGTCCGCTCATTTCATACAAGAGATCAACGAGCTATGCGCTTCTCTTAACAGTTTGGCCTCACTTGTAAGTAAATTAGAACAGTTACGCAAGGGAACAGACCCGATTGGATATGTTGACGACGTAGAGCGGGAAAAGACCGAGCTTATCGTTTCCATAGGAACCGAGGTTGATTTTGTTTTCGGCGAGGCCGCCGACGTTATCAATTATTTATGGGCCACAGGGTTGATTGATAATGACTATCACGTTAAAGTCGAGGGAATCCGCAACGAGAAGCTCGCACGATGGGCGAATCGTCTTAATGGGGTGAGCGACGAATGAGTGTTAAACTGACGGCCAGCTTAGAGCATTGGCTATGGAATGAACATCGCGACATTTTCCCGCTCGTCAAATCCGGCCACACGGAATTATTAACCGACGAGATGTTAATTAATTATTCCAATTGGTGCAAGACCGAGGAGGGCAAGGAATACCTCGAAGGCGGGAAGCATTACCACAAACCGAGATAGGGGGCAAACAATGGCTAATTTAGGTGATTTGCAGATCCAAGCAAAAATAACCGTTTCCGAAGAAACCGCACGGCGTTGTTGTGATTTGCTATCAATCTACTGCACCGACAACCCGCATTTCGAAGTGAAGACCGAAAGATTCTTTTCTAGCGACGGAGTATGCGCAACCGTGGGTTTGTGGCTGAATCATCCGAAAGTGGAGGAAACCAAGGAATGAGCAAAATAGAATTCATAGAATCTTATGTCAAGATTGGGAGCGAGTACCATTATAACGACAACCACGGCGAATTGATTAGGTGTAAGGACTGCACAATGTTTGATGATAAAACCGGGCATTGTATCAATCCAAGGTTTGCCGATACCGTGCTTCGTGGCGATTGCCCGCTGCCGACCGTCCGGGAGCTGTTCTACTGCGCCGACGGAAAGAGGAGGCCAATGTTGTGAGTATTCTTTTTAAAATCATATTGACCGCTTTTCTAATCACAACCCCGCCGTTTTTGATATTCTGTTTTCTCTACGATAGCGGGCGGATCGATTGGGCGGAGAAATTGACAATGGCGCTTGCTGTGATATGGAGTTGTCTATTAGCTCTCGTTATAATCGGCCTGTTTTGTTACGTCATTTACTGGATATGGACATAAGAGGAGGGCGACAAATGAACATTTTGTTTTTGTGCGACCAAGAGGCCGATTGTAAAACCTCGCCGCGTTGCTGGAAAGAGTGTATACGTACCACGAAGATAGAACACGCGAAAAACTTTACGCTTTTATCCGCAAACGAGGAGAAAAGCGCGTACATAGAAAAGGACGACAAGACAGTTTGCCACCTTGACAGCCCTTGCCCATACCAAGACGAAGAAATCAAGGTCGAACAGCCGGAAGACTGGATGGAGAGAAACAAAGAACGCATCCTACAGTCTGGAATGGAAGGCCGAGAAATCGAGTTTCGGATAGGCGGAAGATTATTCGCAATAAGGGAGAAAGCACAATGAACACGTTAACGTTAATACTTTACCTCTTTACGTGGTTGCTGGCGTTGTTGTTTTTCCTGTTATGGCGAAGTGAACAGGGCAAGCGGATATTCCAAGAAATACGGGTGAAGCTATGGCGCGAGTCTTGCGACAAGGCAGAGGAACGCGCCGAGTATTACCGCCATCGCTTTGAAGTGGACGAAATGCTTTTGAAAGATCCGCAACTCCGATTTGTCGGCAACTGCGAGGGATGCGCGAATGTGGAGGACGAGAACGGGGAGCCGTGCAAGGTGTTGTTAAGTTTCGATAACATTGTGAAATCTAATTATTGTAGCCAATTCAAGCGAAAGGAATCACATGGATCAGACTTACAAACAGTTACGAAGCCGCCAATATCTCGAAGCTCTCGGAGGTATGAGGGAACACTTAGACGCATTGAAGAAAAGCAAGGCGCAAGTGTGGGAGATGGCGACCAGCACCACGGCGAAACCAACGAAGGACACGGCGATACTCGGGACGACACTAGACAGGACCGGGCAGATTAAACGCATCGAGGAACAGTTTGCCGAGGAATCCGCAAAGGTAAGAGCTTTAACAGAGGAACTGACAGCCGCATACTTCGAGCGGATAGAAACCATTAACAAGCTCCAAGACCACACGGCCGCCGCCCTACTCGTTAACCATTACGTGAACGGTATGACGTGGGAGGCAACGGCTGAGGCAATGGGTTACTCCGAATCGCACATGAAGGTTAAAGCCCGGGACGCATTGACAAAGCTCTATGAAGTATTGCCAGCACACGCCCGTTAATGTCAATACTAAATAAGATTGAATCGTACTATCCTAGTATGCTTCAATGTATCATAGCGATAGATTAATAATGCTTTAGTCTTCATGCTTTTTCAAATCTCTATGCCTCAATGAAAGAACAGTCATGTTAAACGCATGGCTGTTTTTTCTTTTACCCTCTCATTGTTTTTTATTAGGCGGCAGCTCTCCGCTCTTTTTACGGCTCGCGTCGTTTTTTCTCACGGAGGCTGAGGGCGTCCGATCATTAGAAGGTGGTGGGACAGATTGGACAGACAAGACAATTGGAGGAGCTTCTACGGCACCGAGGCTTGGAAGCAAACGCGCAGAGCTTACGCGCAAAGTGTAGGCGGCCTATGCGAGCGCTGCAAGGCCAAGGGAATCATAAAGGCCGGGGACATGGTACACCACAAGCGACACCTCAACGCCGACCTCGTTACAGATCCGGAGCTCGCCTTGAGCTGGGACAACCTAGAGTTGCTCTGCCGGGACTGTCACGCAAAGGAACATGAGAAGAACCAACGGCGATACAAGGTGGACGACCTCGGGAGATTAATTTTTTGAAAATATTTTTTTATTTTAGAAAATTTTTTCAGAAAAATTCCCCGTGGTGCCCCCCCCATTCGGGAAAAAATGGCGGCCTGTTCCCCAACGAGGCATGGAGTTTTGTTTCTATGAAAAAGTGAATTTACCCCCCCTATTTAGTCGGATTTACTAGGAGTTTTTGAGAATGAACGAGATTGACGCGAGAACCGACGAAAATATCACGGTTGAGTCAGAGATAGAAAGACTTACCGCGCTATATGAGGGAATTCCCCAAAATAAGATGGAACTAGTCACGGGTTTAATCGAAAATGCCGCCCGGCTCCGGGTACAGAATTCGGAACTATGGGACGACATGGAAAAAAACGGTCGCGTTGAGTGGTTTACACAGTCGGAGAAGATGGAACCATACCAGCGCGAACGGCCACAGGCGCGGCTTTACTTCCAAGGCGTAAAGGAATTCCACGCGATCACAAAAACGTTAGACGCCATGCTCCCAGCTGGCGCACCGACTTCCAAACTTGCCGAGTTTTTGGCGGACGATGAATAACTACATATTTGAGTATTACCAAAAGATAAACGACGGCACGATCATAGCCGGGGAATGGATCCATAGATTCTATGAGATCATTGTCTCTGGTATCGAGGCGAAGCGCTGGGAGTTAAACCTCAAGAAAGCAAACAAGGCCGTTAAGTTTATCGAATCATTTTGCCATCATTCCAAGGGCGCACTCGCTCCGCAGCTTATCAAGCTAGAGTTGTGGCAAAAGGCTTTAATCTCCGTTGTCTACGGGATCATTGACACCAAGACCGGGGCGCGTCAGTTTACCGAGGTATTCGTTGTTATCGGACGGAAGACCGGGAAAACATTACTAGCTTCCGGCATCATGGAAACGTGCGTATTTGCGGACGGCGAATACGGAGCAGATACCTATTGCCTCGCTCCGAAGCTCGACCAAACCGATTTGGTTTTTAACGACTTTTGGAACAGCATCGAGGCCGAACCGGAACTAAAGGCCATAGCGCAGAAAAAGAAATACGACGTTATAGTGCCGTCCACCAACACGACTATAAAGCGGATCGCTTTCAGCTCGAAAAAGTCAGACGGCTTCAACCCTCATTTGACCGTGGCGGACGAAATAGCCGCATGGCCGGGAGATGCTGGACTTAAACAATATGAAGTTATGGCCAGCGCAACAGGCGCACGAAAACAACCGCTCATTGTATCGATAACAACGGCGGGCTATGAGAATGAGGGCATATATGACGAATTGATGAAACGTGCGACCCGCTTCCTTTTAGGCGACAGCAAAGAGGAACGGCTTGCGCCTTTTTTATATATGATCGATGACGTGGAACGCTGGAACGATTTGAGCGAGTTGCAAAAGAGTTTGCCAAACCTTGGCGTTTCCGTCTCTGTTGATTTCATTTTGAACCAGATTGCAATCGCGGAGGGATCTCTCTCGAAGAAAAACGAATTCCTAACCAAGTATTGCAATATTAAACAGAATTCTTCCACGGCTTGGCTCTCGTCCAAGACCGTTCAAGATATTACCGGGGAGCCGTTGCAGCTCTCCGACTTTTCCAATATGTACGCCGTGGGCGGCATTGACTTGTCACAGACGACCGACCTCACTAGTTGTTGTTGTTTGATAGAAAAGGGCGGAGTGATTTATGTTTTCAGTCAATTCTTTATGCCAGCGGCGAAACTGGAAGAGGCCACAGCGCGGGACGGCCTCCCGTATCAGATTTATATACAACGCGGATTGTTAACACTGTCCGGGGAGAACTACGTTGATTATCACGATTGTTTCAATTGGTTTCGGATGCTTATAGAGGAGTATCGGATCTATCCGCTAAAGGTGGGTTATGACCGTTACTCGTCACAGTATCTTGTACAGGACATGGAGCAATACGGTTTCCACATGGACGACGTGTTTCAAGGGACGAACTTGTCCCCAATCCTCACCGACTTTGAGGGCAAGGCAAAGGACAAGGTTATTAACATCGGCGACAACGATCTGTTAAAGGTGCATTTCTTAAACTGCGCCTTGAAGACGGAGGCAGAGACGCGCAAAAAGCGCATGATTAAATTAAACCCAAACGCCCACATAGACGGGGCGGCCGCAGTAATTGACGCCCTCACCGTCCGTTCGAAGCACTGGACGGAAATCGGGCAACAACTAAAGAACGAGGGGAACTAATTACAAATGGGACTTCTTGACACAATTTTTGGAAAAGAGAAAAGACCGCCCGGCCGCGTCGAATCGTTTAAAACGTTTACGGCCTATCAGCCAGTATTTAGAACATGGAGCGGGAAAATATATGAATCTGACTTAGTCCGGGCAGCCATCAACGCCCGGGCTATTCACGTTTCAAAGCTCAAATTTGAGTGGATAGGCTCGGCGCAACCAAAACTTCAGACGGTACTTAGGAAACGGCCGAACCAATATCAGACTTGGAGCCAATTCCTGTATAGGTGCTCGACCATTCTCGACAATGAAAACACGCTTTTTGTCGTCCCGGTCACGGATGCGCTGGGCGATACCGTGGGGATCTATCCAGTCATTCCGAATGAGTGCAAAATCCTCGAAGCGGACGGCGTCCCATGGCTTGAGTATTACTTCAACGGACACCGCCGCGTTGTTGTGGAATATGCCCGCTGCGGCATCATGACGAAATTCCAGTATAAGGACGATTTTTTCGGGGAAGATAACAGGGCATTGAATGACACCATGTCATTGATTGACCTCCAGCACAAGGGCATTAAAGAGGCTATTAAATCCCGGGCGGCCTATAAGTTTATGGCCAAGGTTGGAAACTTCACGAAACCGGAAGACCTCAAGAACGAGCGTGAACGTTTTGACAGGGAGAACATGGACGGAGAGGGCGGCGGCCTACTCCTATTCCCAAGCACCTACAACGACATTAAGCAAATCGACCCAAAAAACTACGTAGTAGACGCCGAGCAAATGCGCCAAATCGAGGACAACGTCGAGAAGTATTTTGGCGTTAACGCTGACATTCTGAAAAACCAAGCATACGGCGACAAGTGGAACGCCTTCTATGAGTCCGCAATTGAGCCGTTCGCTATCCAGTTTTCGGAGGTTATTACCTCGATGCTGTTGAGCATGAGAGAGCAGACGGACAACGTAATTATGTTGTCCTCGAACCGCTTGCAGTATCTCAGCAACACCGAGAAGTTGAACATTTCAACGCAGATGATGGACAGGGGCGCAATGAACGCGGACGAAGTGAGGGAAATGTGGAATCTCCCGCCGTTGCCTAATGGAGCGGGACAGACCTACAGGATCCGAGCGGAATATATCGCAACAGACGACCAACAGGACGGAGGACAACCAAATGAAAACCAACCGTGAGTATAGAAATTTCGCTGAAGAAATCCAGCTCAGAACGGACGGCGAAAATAGTTATATCGTGGAAGGCTATGCCTCCACTTTTGACCCTTACGTATTGTTTGAAATCGAGGGCGAAAAATACAGTGAACGGATTGACCCGGCGGCATTTCGCAACGCCGACATGAGCGACGTTGTTTTCAGAATCGACCATGAGGGCGCCGTTTATGCCCGTACATCAAACAACACAATCCAACTCTACCCGGACGATCACGGGCTACATGTCCGGGCGGATCTCAGCAGAACCGAAAAAGCCCGTGGAATCTTCGAAGATATTCGCGAGGGCATGTACCCGAAAATGTCGTTTGCTTTTGTCGTGGAGGACGACGGCGACGAGTACGAGAGGGAAACAAAAACCCGCGTGATTTATCGCATAAAGAAACTCTATGACGTATCGCCTGTTTCCCATCCGGCTAACCCGGGGACGGAAATAGGCGTTTCTATGCGTGACTTTTTCAACGGAGAGATTGAAAAAGAGAAGGCGGAGAGACTGGAACGCGAAAGAAAAATCAAAGAGTTAAACCTCAGAATCAAACTGATGAAAGGAATCTAAACAATGGAAATTAAAGACATGACCCTCGAACAGATCGAGGAACGTATCACCGCTATCCAGTCCGAGCTTACCGCAGAAGGCGCAGACCTTGACGCACTGTCCGAAGAGGTTGACGCATTGGAAGCCCGCAAGACAGAAATCGAGGCGCAGATTGAAAAGCGCGCAGCCCTTGAGGCAAGAGTAAAGGCTCACGGAGTAGTCGTGAAAGACTTCAAGAAAGAGGGGCGCAAAGAGATGACCAACGCAGAGGTAAGAAACAGCGACAAATATATTATCGCTTTTGCTAACTACGTAAAAACCGAGGACGCCACCGAGTGCCGCGCCCTCCTTACCGAGAACGTAAGCGGCGGCTCTCTGCCCGTGCCTACTTTCCTTGAGGAGACCATCCGCACCGCTTGGGAGGAATCCGACATTCTGCGCCGGATCAATGCAACCGCACTTCCCGGAAACATCCGTCAGAGCTTCGAGGTTAGCGCCTCCGATGCTTCTATTCACGTTGAAGGCACTCCCGGACCGGACCCCGAAACCCTCGTTATCGGCGTTGTAGAAGCAAAGCCGGAAACCATCAAAAAGTGGGTTGAGATCTCCGACGAAGCCGTTGAGACCACGGGACAGGCTACCGAGTTCCTCAACTACGTATATGACGATCTGGCTCACAAGATTTTCGAGAAGGCCGAGGACGAATTTTTCGACCTCATTGACGACGCTCCCGCAACTTCCAACGCTACCGCCGTTGGTATCCCGGAGGTTTCCGTCTCTGCTATCGATGTAACCACCATGACCGACCTCCTTGCAGAGCTGAAGGCCGTTGCACGGAACCCCGTCGCTATGATGACCCGCCGCACTCGCGCCGCCTTCATCAAATCCGCCAAGACTAACAACTATGGCGTTGACCCGTTCGACGGCGTGGAGGTTGTTATTACTGACAGCTTGAAGGACTTCAGCGCCGCAACCGAAGGCGAGACCTTCATCGTTGTCGGCGACCTCAACAGAGGAGCCCGCGCAAACTTCCCGAGCGGCCGCGAGATCCGCACCAAATACGATGACATTACCAAAGCAACAGACGACCTCGTTCGTATCATCGGCCGGATGCCCGTTGCTCTTGCTATCGTCGGCCCCGGTTGCTTCGTAAAGGGTACTAAAGCCGCTGCCGAGTCCGAAGGCGGCGAAGGCGGCGAAAGCTAATTAACCGCCGAGTGTGAGAAAAACATATCTACCTAGGTGATAAAACATGACTATTATGGAACGCGCCAAGACGGCGCTCAGATTGGCAACGGATGACGAAGCGCTCACCGCTGAAATTCAAGGCTACATAGACGACGCTTACCGGGATCTTACCCACGGCGGTTATTCCGGCGCGGAGGAGCTGGCAGAGGATCCCGAAGTAGTAACGGCCGTACTAATGTATGTACGCCTTCATTTTGGCCAACTTGCGGACGGCGAATACGATCGCATGAAACGCGCTTACGATGAGAAGAAAGCGCAAATCGGCATGAGTACCGGGTTAACAAATTGGGGCGTGGATGATGGATAAAACTAATATTATCTATCTGAAATCCGTCACCTACGAAAAAGACAAATACGGCGTCAACAGGCCAATTAAGACGGAGCGCAAAGTATATTGCGACGTCTCAAGCGTGACCAGCGCCGAGTTTTTCCAAGGCGGCGCCCAAGGTTTAAAGCCCGATCTTCGTTTTGTAATGTCTATATTCGATTATAAGGACGAGGAGGAGCTTATTTTTGAAGGTAAGACCTACTCAATATATCGAACCTATAGAGGAAAAAACGACGATATAGAGCTATACACCGAGAGAAAGCAAGGCGTTAATTAATGGCTGTTAAAGGGATCCCGCTTGATAATTTCCGCATGGAAATAACTAAGATTTTGGACGAATACGGGGCGACCATACAAAAGGACGTTGCCAAGGCTGCGGAAGAGGCCGCCAAAAAGGGCGTACAACAGCTCAAAGCAACAAGCCCCGTTAACCAAGACACCGGGAGCAAGCGAAAGCCCGGGCGATATGCCAAAGGATGGAGATATAAAGAGGGTACAAAAACCGTCGGCGCTTCATTCATAGTACATAACGCTACCGACTACCAGTTAACGCATTTGCTGGAATACGGGCATCCATTAAAGCGCGGAGGCCGTCAATATGGTTATGCCAATGCATACCCGCATATTGCAGCGGCCGAGCAATTCATGGTTGATTACTTCGAGAAGAAGATCCGGGAGGCTATTCAAAAGTGACGTTTCAAGAAATATCGCAAATGATAGAAGGAATAGGACTGCCCTATAACTACTATCAGTTTGAGGAAAACAGCGCCCCGGCGCTTCCTTATGTTTTGTTTTATTACCCACAACGTACCGACTTCATAGCGGACAACAAAAACTACGCAATAAAAACAGCCTTAAACGTGGAACTCTGCACCGAAGAGAAAGACTTCGCCACAGAGGAACAAGTTGAGGCTGTTTTTATTGCTCATGATATACCGTTTGAAAAGACGGAAACCTATATCGAAAGTGAAAGAATGTACATGATTTTGTACGAAATGGAGGTTTTTATTAATGCCTGATACCGCAGTTAACAAGGTAAAATTCGGCCTTAAGAATGTTCATTACGCACCTATCACCGCAGAGGCTACCGACGGAACCCCGACATTCGGCACTCCCGTTCATATTCCGGGCGCCGTCAATCTGTCCCTCGATGCTGAAGGCGAGCAGAACGTTTTTAGAGCTGACAATATTGACTACTACGTCAGCAACTCCAACAACGGCTATTCGGGATCCCTTGAGATGGCGCTTATCCCCGATGACTTCCGCGTTGCTTGCCTCGGCGAAGCAGTCGGAGGCAACGGCCTCGTCTACGAAGATTCCAACGCAAAGGCGAAGGGCTTCGCTCTGATGTTCCAGTTTGAGGGCGACGTTAAGGCAACCCGCCACGTCATGTATAAATGCATGGCAACCCGTCCTTCTATCGCTTCCGAAACGACCGACACCACAATCGAGCC